TCAAATAACCAACTTAACCCATTCCTGACCTCGAGTATCGTTATAGCGATCGGTGGTTGCCTGGACTTTATGTCCTAGTAATGTTTTTGTATCGATACCCTGTGCACGGTACAGCCGTTCTGATAGAGAGCGTTGTTCATGAAATGTTGGCGGAGTTTTTCCTGCTGGTGGAATTATCCCAGCCAGATCCCGTGCTTTGGCAAAGTAGTCGCTCAGGTTGTCTTTACTCATCGGCTTCGGTTGTTTCTGGTGCCGACTATGGATTAGATATGGACTTAATATTCTGTCTCGGCACCCATCAATAACTTCTTTTAACGTTATCCCAATGGCATCACAGCGTAGTGTAAGCGGTAACGCCAGACGCATTCCGGTTTTTCCCTGGGTGATATGCAAGTGTTCGTTCCACACATCTGAAAAACGCATGTGGCAAATGTCATCACGGCGCTGACCAGTAACAATCGCAAGAAGCATTGCGTTACGGATAAAGTGTTTTTCAGGCGTTGCATTGTAAATTTTTTGCCAGTCTTCCATGGTGAGCCTGGCTCTGGTTACTTTAGGGATCGGTTTACGGGTAGCCTCCGGAGGATTCCATCCAGGAGGAACTTCCCCTGCATGCTGTGCTTCTTTATAAATATCAACCCATAATCCACGATTTACTCTCGCTGTGCTGACCATGTCTTTATCCAGCCACTCATCCAGTATTAATGCAAAGTCTCTTACTTCCAGTTCTTTCAATGGGTGGTTTCCCAGACGGGAAACCAGGTATGCAGCCATTCGAGTTTTTTCTTTGTGAGTTGTAGCTGCAATATCTCCATTTTTCAGTCGCGTGTCCTGTATTTTCAGATATCGATCAACCCATGCCTTTAATCTGATACCCCGACGTTTTGTTGCTGACGGACTTTCATCAATTTTGCGCATGAAATATTCAGCTTCTGCTGCAGCTATTCGCTGATTGGCTGTGGAAGCGATTTTTTCTGCCTTACCTTTGTCTGTTCCGAGTCCGTGAAATTTTCCAGTCACAGGATTTTTATACTGGTAGTAAACTCTGCCAGTTCTGCGATCAAACTTTTCGTAAAGACCGGCTACGTCAGTGCTGTTTTTTCGTGGCCTCGGTGACATGAGTTAAAATCTCCTTCAGTGCATCATCATCGCCAGTATGAATTTCCGGCGCAATTCCCGTTTCACCAGGCCCAACAAATACTGCTCGGCGATCTATCAGCCAACGCCCACGAATTTTTTGTGGTCTTGGAACGATGTATCCTAGTTTTCCGTATTTCACCAGGGTAGTGTTTGTTATTGGGAGACTGAACCGTTTTGGTTTCCACTCGTCGAGCGTTATCAGGTACTGTTCGCTCATGGCTATCACTCCGGAACGCGCCAGTTGCAGAATATCAACGACAACTGGCGACGGTTGAACATTAAAAATCAGCCTGACTCGGGATCAGTTTTTGCCAGATAACTGAAACGTATTTTGCCTGGTAACGGGCGTCATCAAGTGCATTATGGCGCTCACCTTCGAATGGAATAGCCGTTCTGGCATCGAAGTCTATGGCTTTCCCCAGCTCAACGATTGTGCGTACATCTCGATCGTTGTAGTAACGCCACGGGCAGGGGATCCCCTGCCGTTCGTATGAACGGCGCAAAATCGTGTTGTCGAAGTTGGCTCCATTTCCCCAGACCTGAACAAAAAATTCACCGGAGTTTTCGTCGATAAATTCCCGCAATTGTAACAGTGCATCATCTAACGGGATTTCATCGGTCATAATGGCAGATTGCGCTTCGCGTGATTGCTTAAGCCACCATTTAATGGTGTCCCGATCAATGACCCCGCCAGCAGTTTCCAGATCGATAGTCTTACTAAATTCCGGTCCCATATCTCCGGTTTGCGGATCGAAAAATATTGCACCTATTGAGATGATCGGGGCATCAGGATTTTTTCCCATGGTTTCAAGGTCGATCATTAGATGGTCACACGTCCTGCTGGTGGATGTGATAACATGATGACCGTTCACCGTAATTAAGGGATCTGCCGTCTCGCCAGTTTCACTATCGCTGGCGTGATCCTGAGCGCTGCCAGCATTCTCCTTGTGTGGATGTTCAGCGCCTTCCATTTCCTTCGGATCATTTTCCTGAACTTCAACCTGATTCTCTTCATCGAATGTTTCCTGGTATGTTGCGTCGCCCATCACCGCGCCACAATCAGGGCAGTTGCCGCCGCCGGTCTGACCGCAGGCGGTGCAGATCTTTTCCGGTTCCTGTTGCACTACTGGTTCAGGTTGTTTCGTTTCTGGCTCGTTTTGTAACGCATTTGGGCTGTTTTGTTCCGCTTTCTGGTCGTTCTGTTCCGATTCTTGCTGGTTCTGGTTTACAGAATCGCGGGTTTCAATCCCCTTTACCCATTTCGGATCATTCGGGTCGCTAATCCCTGCAACAAATTCTCCGCGAGAGGCAGCAAGCAACTTATCGGCGTCAGGCTGGCTGATATTGGCTGCCTGCATAATTTTGTTTACTTCGTCAGCGGTAACTTTTACCTGTGACTTGTCATCCAGCGGCTGCGGGTCCTGATGATGTTCAACTGTATCCGCTGCCATTGTTTCAGCCGTTGCCTGTTCATCTGCCATTGCGCCAGATGGTTGCGGGTTATCTTCATCATTTTTTTCTTCTTCTGTTTTGCACTCAGCAGCCAGTCCGCCGTTAATTTCTTCCAGGATATCTTTTTCCGGTGTATGCCGGGCAGCCATGAGCGTTTCAGCTGTGGGATTCTCGTGATCAGTTTCTGTCAGGTTGGCATTGATATACCCCTGAAGGCGCCCCGGGTAGTGATAAAACTCAGGGTGGGCGCTTCGGATAAGTGCAAAAATAGCTGCGCGGGAATAGTCCAGGATACCAGGGGTTGCGCGAAGTGCTGCGGACCATTCCCTGAACGGACTTTCTTTTTTCAGGACGATTTCTTTTGCGCGACGATAAACGCTGCCCGGAATTTCATAAATATTAAAATCCATCGGAAGTGTGGCTGCTGCAATCTCCACATCCAGCGCATCGAAGGTGTGTACTAAATTCGGATTGCGATCGGTTTTGTTCCCGCCACCGGCATTTGCACCGGAAGCCGTACGGGTGATACGCGAAACACGATTTCCTTTCATCCACTCTTTTGTCAGCAGACCCCGATCAGTGTAATCAGCGTCCAGGTATGCCTCGAAAAAAGCAGTTATCAGTCCCAGGTCTGAATTACCGGGATTAGGGAAAACTTTGTCAGTGTCGCGTACCAGTTTGTGAAGGTCGCGAATCTCCAGCGGGTCGAGCAGCTTTGTTTTGTGAGAAATGGCCAGGGCAGTAACAGCCGGCAGTTCTTCCGCCCGTGCTATATGTAATGCCTGAAGTTCTTCCCGTGCAACGTGCGTTACTGGTTTTTCGCTGCTGTGTTGCGCAAGCCAGCGAATGGGCAGCTCCTGACCAGAAACCGGCAGGAGCATATTCTCCTCAATCTCCGTCATGTCTTCGCCGTTGACGTTGGTATTGTCAGTACTGGCTGGTTTCTCCTGCACGGAGGGAGAGGGCGCGATAAATACCATTGTAATGCCATCTTCCCCGCCTTTTTCGTATCGGTTGCAGAATTCGGTATCAAACACGCCTTCAGGTGGAAGGTCATTCACAACGGGTAAATGGACGCGAACGGGTTTTTTAAAGTCGTCTTCATCATAATCGTTGTCATCCATTGCGGTAATGCAGCGGGAGATGGCAACAGATAATTTTTTTGCTGTAGTCCAGTAAAAACCACCTTTAATTCCCAGACGTTTTCTGACTTTGTCATTTTTTGCTTCGCAATATAGCGCAAATTCTTCTTTATCAGTGCTCATTGATAAACCTCATTACAGATTTAAGGGTGAACAAATCCCTGCCATTGCTGGCATTTTTAATCCGTTGGTATGGTGTTAATATGGCTGGAGGGTTATCCAGCCGGTGTTTCGTTATTCAGGTACAGCGATACTTTTTTTACCGGGAGGCATTCACCAGAAATTTTTTGCTCGTCTCTTGCCTGGAGGCAGGATTCTTTACTGGCATAAATTCCGGTAATCACATTCTGTGATTCACCCGTTATAAGAAAAACCGTCATCATCAGTGCAAATGCTGAAGTCATTGACGCTCTCCGAAAATACCAAGTTCAAGAAGAGCAATTCGGGAAAGTATGGAATTATCATTGAGCAGATAAGGCTCATATTTCCTCATATTAATGGCATCTTCAGTAAACTCCCGGTTACTGAGCAGAACACCAATATCAAAACAACCTTCAGACGTATTAACGTTTGGTAATAACGTTTCCATTATCGCGTCCTCAACAATGAATTTTGTGATGCAGTGCCTGGTGCCTCCAGGTGACGTTAACCAGTTAACAATTAACGCCGGGTTAGTTGATGCTCGTTACGCCAGTAAAAGACCGCCTTACTGCTTTAACTGTTCCGCGTGCGCTCAGCCGCATTCACCGCATCACAAAATTCACTTTAAAAAGGGCGGCAGAGCAGTCACGGAGTAAAACTGATACCGCCAAACGTCACCAGAAAATTGATAACAGAGGGCGTTGCAGCGGGGTTGTCACTTAAGCGTATGGTCAACCTGACAACCCGGTGTCCTCAACGGGGGAAGGAATAACCCCGCCATACTTACCGCCGCGCCATTTCGCGGATTGCCACAACCGGAAGCGCACGGTCGACGAAAATTTAACGACAGGCTATCTATGAACCAGCTACCTCGCCGTACGCTTTCGCGTTATGGTCTGACTTTTCAGGGAAATATCCTTTCAGTAAACTGTCAGTGCCGGATTCTTATCCGTGTCCGGCGCACGACCACACGCTGTCACGAGAGGTCTCCATTCTCAACCAGTAACCTCAATGGAGGATAAAATGTCAGAGCAGGAGTTAAAACTTGGTGCATGTTATTGTGTTCTCAAGGAGCTGGTACACATGCTTCCATCTACTCAGTATCAACAGTTAGTTGGCAATTTAAATCAGCGAATCGAAGCTATGTTAAAATCTGATGGTTTTAATAACGTAGAAACGCTGATGCTAAAAAGATATCTTGATGGATTAATCAGATAACATTTTTTTACGGCGTTCATATTCGTTAATATTTATGAAGCCTGTTGCCAGAAGCAGTTCGTTAATTTCATGGTTGTTTGGCTGTTTCTGGCTCTTTGAACTGGGATCTTCCACTTCTTTTTCTGCAAATTGTTTTGCTGTATCCTCTGTGCCATGGATATTTAAAGCTGTATCTGAAAACAGCCCAGTAAACGCATCGCGCACATTGCGAGCCATATTATCAGTGTCTTTTTTTGTTACCGATTCCAATTCAAGTTCGTTCAGACGATGACGAAGTGTGTGTGCTGCAATCTCCTGGATTGAAGGAGGTAAATCTTTAAATTCCATCGTCAACCTCATCAGTCGGAGTTTCTTGCTAACCAGCGACGCGCGCCAGCTTCGGTTTTAAACGTTTTGCTTTTGGTATACGTCATGGCGGTGAATGTGCCGTCCTGGTTGGGGAACACACCACATACCAGAGATTCGCTGTTGCCAAGATCGATAGTATCCATGCTGACCTCATTACCCCTTAACGCCGGGTAGCGGAACTGTTTGCTGAGAACACCGTGCGGTGTCTTGATGGGTGGTAATTTAGTTTTCTCATGAATGTTGGTCAAGCATTTTTAATGAGAAAACTCAATATTTAATGCAAAATAAAGCCAATACATTGAAATGTAAGGCTTTAAAATTTGTGAAGGGGGTTACTGATGTTTGTTACGTTTGCGAGCTTCTAGTAGCTCGGTGAATAGGCGATTAAAATTCTCAACGCGGGCACGGAGTTCGCTGATTTGTGCTTGCTGCTCTGATTTTGGAAGTGCGCGATACAATCGCAACATCTCCAACTCATCTTCCGATAAGTCTAAGGCGCTGTTGAGTGCTACTGGTGGATCTGGTGTTTTATCCTCGTCACCAAACAGTATCCAAGTTGGTGAACATTGCAATACCTCAGCCAGGCGATGCAAATTTTGCCCGCGCGGGGCTGTATGGTCGCTTTCCCATAGTGAAATTGATGAGCCAGATACGCCAGCGGCTTTGCTTAAATCGTTTTGACTTAAACCAACCTGTTTGCGTCTTTCTCTAATTCGTTGACCTAAAGTTTTCTCGTTCATATTTAGATATCTTAATAACCCTTGACTTGAGATTCCTTGAATGATTACTATTGAGAAAACTCAACTTTGGAGGGGTGATGTTTAAATCAGACGTAATTAATTTTTATGGGACGAAAGCCAAAGTAGCGAAAGCTGCTGGTGTTGATCCATCTGCTGTTTCTCAATGGGGGGAACTGGTTCCTGAAGGTCGCGCGATGCGCCTGCAAGAGGCATCCGTCGGGGAACTTCAGTACGACCCCAAAGTTTATGACGAATATCGTAAGGCAAAGCGGGCGGGGCGGTTGAACAATGAAAATCACCCCTGAACAGGTTTGTGAGGCTCTGGATGCCTGGGTATGTCGACCAGGAATGACACAGGAGCAAGCGACGATATTAATCACGGAAGCATTCTGGGCTCTGAAAGAACGCCCGAACATCGATGTTCAACGCGTCACGTTTAATGATGGCGAGGTTGATCAACGGGCGCTGGGCGTTAACCGGGTGAAGATATTCGAACGCTGGAAAGCTATCGACACCAGGGATAAGCGGAAAAAATTCACGGCGCTGATTCCGGCAATTATGGAGGCTATCCGAATTAGTGATTTCAGGTTGTATCGTGAGATCAGTGATGGAAAAAGCATTACGTACATGATCGCCGGATTAAACAAAGAATATGGCGATGTGGTGGAGTCCGGGCTGCTTTTTGCGGATCCAGCTGTTGTGGAACGTGAGACTGACGAGCTTATAGAAAAAGCTATTGCTTTCAAGCATGCGTATCGTCAGCAATATCAATATTACTTTGCAGATAAACAAATGTCTGCCAGGGGTTTGTATGAGTATCGATGCACTACGATGGGCTAAAAAGGTGAAAACCGGCAGTTCATCCAGTAAGTCTGTATTGACCTGGCTTGCTGATATGTGCGGTGCCGATTTGTGTGCATACCCGTCTGTATCTGCACTGGCAGAAGTAACGGAACTAAACAAAAAGACTGTGCAGGACAGCTTACGACACCTGATGGAGATTGGGTTAATTGTTGATACCGGTGAGAGAAAAGGCAGAACAAAGCAAATTGTGGTGTACCGACTTATCGGTGTAGAAGAAAGTGTTGCCGAGCCTGAATACACCCAAAAACGGGAGTCTTTAAAGGTGGGTAAAATTGGTGCTGTTAATAAAAACAGTACCGAAAATGGTTATGTTTCAGCACAAAACAGACCCAAAAACGGAACTCTTAGCTGCATGGAAAATAACCAAAGACACCCAAATTTTCCATCAAAGACACCCAAAAACGGATCACGGAACCCAAAGGAACCCAAAGATCTAAACCCCACACATAACGCACGCGAGAGTGCTCCGACCAGTGAGCAGGAAGTTTTGTCGTTACAGGCAGCACCCCTTGTATTCCTGGATGGCCTGAGCGAACCCATCGGAAAATTTCCGATGACCGATAGCTGGTATCCGTCACGGGATTTTCGACGACGGGCTGCGTTGTGGGGGATGGCTTTGCCGGAGACAGAATTTACACCTGCTGAACTTGCCGCCTTCCGGGACTACTGGGCAGCGGAGGGGAAAGTGTTTACTCAGATTCAGTGGGAGCAGAAATTCGCCCGTCACGTAAATCACGTCAGGGCGCAGGTTAAACCAGTCAGCAAGGGGGTAAACCATGCAGCAGCACCAGGTGGCACCGCATCACGGGCAGTTCAGGAAATTCGGGCAGCACGTGAGCAGTGGGAACGTGAAAACGGATTTATCAGCGACGGAAACGGTCTGGAAGCTGTGGGAACTCATGGGGGAGGTTTATTCGAACCGCTGGACCCAGAAGAACGGGGCCGCACCTTCGAAGCTCTGGATTGCACAGATTGGCGCGATGACTGAGCAGCAAATCCGACAGGTCTGCCGCCAGTGCATGGACCGCTGCCGGGCGGGTGAAACATGGCCTCCGGACCTGGCTGAGTTTGTGGCGCTGATTTCAGAAAGCGGGGCCAATCCATTTGGCCTGACGGTGGATGCTGTGATGGAGGAGTACCGCCGCTGGCGTGATGAGTCCTGGCGATATGACGGAAGCGACAAATATCCGTGGCCTCAGCCTGTGCTGTACCACATCTGCCTCGAAATGCGTACCAGAGGGATTGAGCGCCAGATGACGCAGGGTGAGTTAAAACGACTTGCGGAACGGCAACTGACGAAATGGGCAAAGCATGTTGGTAACGGGATGAGTGTTCCGCCAGTGCGACGACAACTGGAAGGGGCGAAACACCCGCAAGGGCCAACGCCAATTGAACGGCTGAAACAGGAATACGAACGCCGGAAGGCAGCTGGTTTTATTTGAATCTGAGAAACGATTTTGTCGGAGGAAATTTTAATGGAAACCGTATTTGACGCACTGAAAGCAATGGGAAAAGCCACATCGGTAGAACTGGCCGCGCGACTTGATATCAGTCGTGAAGAGGTTCTCAACGAGCTGTGGGAACTCAAAAGAAATGGCGTCGTTGATAAAACTGGTCACACCTGGTTTCTGGCTGGCGAAGGTGAATCCCGGGTAACCGAAGAGCGGCCAGTAAAATCTGAAGCACAGGATATGCTGACCGGAGAGGTCGAACAAAAAGTTACCGCAGACATGATGATTGAGTTTATCGGTCAGGATGGTGCTAAAACGTGTGAGGAACTGGCGGGTAAGTTCGGCGTCAGTACTCGCAAGGTTGCCTCCACGCTGGCGGTGGTAACCGCAATGGGGCGGCTGGCACGCGTTAATCAGAACGGTAAATTTCGTTACTGCATGCCGGGCGATAATTTACCAGCAGAGCCGAAAGCCGCGCTGGTAACGGAAAGTGATGGTAAGGCCTTTCCTCAGCCAGCAGGTGCTGCGTTACCAGTCCGGGAAGCCGCAACACAGGAAGAAATTAAAACAGAAACTGTGGCGGACATTGTGCAGCCGTTGCCATCGTTTACCGAAACGCAAGCAGATGAGCTGATTTTTCCGTCCCTTCGCAGGGCAAGCCTGGCGCTGCGCAGGGCGAAAAGTGATGTTCAGAAGTGGGAGCGAGTCTGCGCCACGCTGCGGGAGCTGAACAAGCACCGGGATATTGTTCGACAGATTACTGATTCTTCCCGCCGTGTTGTATCGGAAAAGTGATTGCCGGAGGCGCTTATGGCAAAAGTATTTACACCAGAAGAGCGGGAAGAAGTGAAGGCGCGCATTGTGGAATTCGTGCGCCTGAGCGGACGAGAAACTTTTCGACAACTGGCAGATAAAACGGGTGTCAGTAAGACCGCTATTCGTCGTTTATCTGGTGCGCTTGCGGCCAGTGGTGATGTCTGGCTCTCTGGTTGCGGGGTATTTCCATCAGAGCAGGCGTATCGCGTATGGCGTAAGACACCGGAGAAGGCTGCTGACCCGACACTGATTCGAAAGTTACCTGACGGAGAAATACGTCGTTACAACAGACGGCAGAACATAATTTTTCGTGAGTGCCGCCAGAGCGAAGTTATGCAGCGTGTGCTGGCGTTCTATCGGGGAAACTTTCAGGAGGTGATGGAGTGAGGGTCAGAGTTTATATTGCCGGTCCAATGACGGGATATGAAAATTTCAACCGTGAGGCGTTTCACAAGGCGGAAGAGGAACTGAAACGGGAAGGGCATACCGTCTTAAACCCGGCAGTACTTCCGGACGGGCTGACACAGCCGCACTACATGGATATTTGCATGGCAATGATTCGTTGTGTGGATGCGATTTACATGCTGAATGGCTGGCAGCGGTCAGCGGGCGCTAAGGCAGAGCTGGCACTGGCGGAGAAACTGGGGCATGCAGTGATTTATCAGGAGGTGGCTCAATGAGAGAGGTTAACTATGAGGCGCTTCGTGAGGCAGCACAAAACTATCAGTCGACGCTGGCGTGGTATCAGGCTATCCCGGACAGCCCAAATGCTGAACGGGATTGTGATGCGGCTCTTGCTGCGTTTAAGCGTCACATCCGTCATCGGGAAGCGGATATTATCGCTGATTTGCTGGATGGACTGGAAGAAGCAAAATCACAACTCAAAGAGCAGCGTGAGTATTACGAAGGCGTTATCTCTGATGGGAGCAAGCGTATTGCTGAACTGGAAGCGCGGGAAGTTCAATTACCGACTCGCTACGACCTTCGATATGGACACCCGATAAATGCAGATGAGCGACATGTCATGATACCTAAAGAAAATGGCAGTTGGCTTTACCTGATTGACCTAGAACACGCATTACGCGTCTCTGGCATTCGCATCAAAGGAGAGGAGCATGGAAATAAAACCAGAGGATGAGTTAAGCAATATCGTTTTATTTCCGGTAAAAGAGGATGACCCTCGTAATCAGGTTAATTTTCTTTATGAGCCATCGGAAAGACCATATTGTCATCACGCCTCTGTCCGGGTTGACGAAAAAGAGCGTCAGGTCCGCTGTAAAATCTGCGGTGCAGTTGTGGAGCCATTTGACTGGATGCTCTCTGTGGCGAAAAGAGAAACCAGACTGGCAGATGATGTAAGGCACTTGCGCCAGGAGGAGCGGGAAAGGCGAAAAAATATAGAAAAGCTAATTCAGATTGAGCGTAACGCGAAAGCGCGGATACGCAGGGCGACAAAATCCAGAACTGAATAATTAAATTTAGCTCTGTTAAAAATTTAATCCTTAACCGGAGGGATTTCTGCACCCTCAGAACATCAGGAGGCCGCCCGAAAGGGCGGTAGTTAAATGCGAAAGTTTAAAATAATTATTGAAACGGAAATAGCCGGTGGAGATTTCGAGGATGAATTCGAAGTGGATGATGATGCGACGCCTGATGAAATACATGACGAAGCAAAAGATATTTTCTTTAACTACTGCAATTACTCACATCACGAAATAAAAGACGAAGAGGAAGAGCAAAATGGCTGATTTTGGTTCAACTAAATACAACGTCAGTTTTGAAGCATGGCATGAACTGTTAATGGACTATGCAGAGTTACGTGGTGGCAGTGCTGCTGATGCTGAAGCATGGCGTGATGATTATGAAGCAGGAAAAACTCCGGTCGAAGCATATTGTGATGAGTGGGGCGATGAATGAGCGAGATTAATTATCAGGAAGGGCATGAAACGGCAGGGCAGGCAAAACCAGTTGCATGGCGATATCGCTACGTGAAAAAAGACGTTACAGACTTTCAGGGGAAGCCGTGGGCTGGTGACTGGAAATATGTACCGACAAAAGAGGATTGTAACGACAGGCCGAACTATGAAATTCAGGCCTTATTCATCGGCCCGCCAGTCCCGGTGACATCAGAAGGACTGGTTAAAGCCGTGCGCTTTTATGAACAGGTAAAGCGTGAGAATCCGCCAGTCGAAACAGGAGCATGGAAGGATGCTGTTGACTGGGTGCTCAGAGAGGCCTGCTGCGCTGCCATTCTGGGTAAAGCCGACAATCCACCAGCATCCGGCAATCAGGTTAGCGAATTAACAATGTGGGTTAAACGACTGGTCAGTCAACTGAAAAAAGCTCAGCCGGACTGCAAATTACCGGAGAAGGCGATAGATTACCTGAAACGAAATGGACTGATAAGCGTGGAGGATGTTTTACGATGAATATTTAGACTAAAGAGTTTGTAACGCTATGTAAGTGATTTTTTCTGGTTTAGATATTTATATGTCCGGCCAAATTGAGGTGTGTTTAAATGTTATTGCACATTGATTGTAGGGGGAATAATGAAAAACGCATTGCAGTTTTTGTTTGTTGCGTTCTGGTTGTTCGCATCATGTATGCCCATCATCTTCACAGCAAGGTATATGGAAAAAATTGATGTTTTGATATTAATGTTTGGACATATAAATGCCCTTTTTTTAGGGGTGTTCATGGCGGTCATGTGCATTGAATACTGGCGGTAAATACAGCGAACGCCATTGGTTTAGTTGGATATTTACTGTGCCGGACAAAAACGGTTTGCGGGGAAATCTTAGTTAAGTAGAATAACTGCGGGTGCTTGAGGCTATCTGTCTCAGGCATGAACACCAAAAGGCAGATAGAGAAAAGCCCCAGTTAACATTACGCGTCCTGCAAGACGCTTAACATTAATCTGAGGCCATATCTATGCGACACATAGAGATTAGCCTCTTACGGACCGAAAGGTCAAGGAGAAGCAGGCTATGAAGCAGCAAAAGGCGATGTTAATCGCCCTGATCGTCATCTGTTTAACCGTCATAGTGACGGCACTGGTAACGAGGAAAGACCTCTGCGAGGTACGAATCCGAACCGGCCAGACGGAGGTCGCTGTCTTCACAGCTTACGAACCTGAGGAGTAAGAGACCCGGCGAGGGAGAAATCCCTCGCCACCTCTGATGTGGCAGGCATTCTCAACGCACCCGCACTTAACCCGCTTCGGCGGGTTTTTGTTTTTATTTTCAACGCATTTGAAGTTCTGGGCGGTGCCGGAATAGAATCAAAAATACTTAAGTAGCGCGCAGGGATAAGAGGGATGGTCCCTTAAAGGGGAGAGCTAATTATCCGGAAGGATTCTGATGATGAACATCGAAGAACTGCGTAAAATTTTTTGTGAAGATGGCCTCTATGCTGTGTGCGTTGAAAATGGAAATATTGTTAGTCATTACCGCATTGTGTGTTTGCAAAAAAATGGGGCTGCGTTAATTAATTTTGTGGATGCCCGAGTGACGGACGGATTTATCTTGCGCGACGGTGAGTTTGTCACTTCATTACAGGTATTGAAAGAGATCGGAATAAAAGCTGGCTTTTCTGCTTTTTCAGAAGAATAAACTCATCTACAATCTTGCGCGGGGCTGAACTCCCGCTGAGTAACACCGTGCCACCGGAGAAAACCGATGGCACGCAACGCAAAATATTACAAACATGATAATTCGACCGTTCTTGCCCACACGCACGAGCGGTATTCTCACGCATTTAAGTCAGACTGGTACCAGCATCCCCCATGCACTGAAGAACAGGCCGAATGGCTCATTCAGTGTTACCGCAGGCGCGGATGCGAGGTTAAAAAAGCCCTTAGCCTCGACTACCGTCACTGGATAATCTCCGTCAGGCTTCCTTACTCCGAACGCCCACCGCGTCTGTCCCGCACATTCCAGCAACGCATCTGGAGGTAACGTGCGGGTATTACTTCGACCTGTTCTGGTACCGGAACTCGGGCTGGTGATCGTTAAGCCGGGCAGTGAATCCATGCCGGTATTCCACAATACCCGGGTACTGGTGGAGCCGGAACCGAAAAGCATGCGTAATCTGCCGTCCGGGGTCGTTCCTGCCGTTCGCCAGCCGCTGGCGGAGGATAAATCATTACTGCCATTTTTCAGCGACGAACGAGTGATTCGTGCTGCTGGTGGCGCTGGCGCATTGTCTGACTGGTTACTGCGCCATGTTAAATCCTGCCAGTGGCCACACGGCGATTATCACCACAGTGAAACCGTCATTCACCGTTATGGTACCGGCGCAATGGTGTTGTGCTGGCACTGCGACAACCAGCTGCGCGACCAGACCTCCGAATCACTCGGGCAACTTGCTCACCAAAACCTGTCTGCATGGATGATTGACGTCATACGCCATGCAATGAATGGCTCGCAGGAACGGGAATTATCGCTGGCTGAATTATCCTGGTGGGCGGTCCGCAATCAGGTGGCGGACGCGCTACCGGAAGCGGTATTACGTCGTTCGCTGGGGTTGCGTGCGGAAAAAATCCGCTCAATGTACCGTGAAAGCGACATCGTACCGGGAGAGCAGACCGCCACCAGCATACTGAAGCAGCGCACAAAAAATCTTGCGCCGCTGCCTCACGCCCACCAGCAAAACCCGCCACAGGAAGAGACGGTGGTCAGCATTGCCGTTGATCCTGAGTCTCCGGAATCTTTCATGAAACGACCTAAACGTCGCCGCTGGGTTAACGAGAAATACACACGCTGGGTGAAGACACAGCCGTGTGCGTGTTGTGGTAAGCCAGCCGACGATCCCCATCACCTGATTGGTCATGGTCAGGGCGGAATGGGGACAAAATCTCACGATATTTTCACGCTACCGCTGTGTCGGGAGCATCACAACGAGCTTCATGCGGATCCTCTGGCGTTCGAAGAAAAGCATGGTTCTCAGGTTGATTTAATTTTTCGTTTTCTTGATCACGCCTTTGCAACTGGCGTGCTTGGGTAAAAGAGGTGACTGATGCTCATAGATTTGGTTTTACCTTACCCGCCGACGGTGAACACTTACTGGCGACGCCGTGGCAGCACATATTTTATCTCGGAGGAGGGAAAGCGTTATCGCCGGGCTGTGGCGCTTATTGTTCGCCAGCAGCGGCTGAAATTAAGCCTGTCCGGAAGGCTGGCGATAAAGGTGATTGCAGAGCCACCGGATAAGCGTCGTCGCGACCTGGACAATATCCTGAAAGCACCGCTGGATGCGCTGACGCATGCGGGAGTGTTAATGGACGATGAGCAGTTTGATGAAATCAATATCGTTCGTGGTCAGCCAGTATCTGGTGGACGTCTGGGGGTGAAGATTTACCCCATAATGCATGAAGAGCAGGTCAAAAAATGAAACTGGAAGATTTACCGAAATACTACTCCCCAAAATCCCCTGGCCTGACCGATGCATCGGCCTCAACGTCAAAAGATGCGCTGAGTATCACTGATGTGATGGCCGCGCAGGGCATGACACAGAATCGGGCTGAGATGGGTTTTTCTGCGTTCCTGGGGAAAATGGGCATCAGTATGAATGACAGGGTGCGGGCAACAGAATTACTGGCAGATTATGCACTCAGTCGGTGCGATCGTGTGGCGGCGTTGAGAAAACTTCCGGCAGAAATAAAACCGGTAGTGATGCGCATTATGGCTTCGTACGCTTTTGAGGATTATGCCCGCAGCGCAGCGAGTAAAAAGCAGTGCCCTTGTTGCTATGGGGAAAAATTTATTGAAAGCATAGTTTTTACAAACAAGGTCCAGTATCCGGATGGTAAGCCGCCGGTATGGGCAAAGTGTACGAAAGGTGTGTATCCGTCTTACTGGGAAGAATGGAAAAAAGTCAGGGAGGTGGTAAAAGTTGCCTGTCCGGAGTGTGGCGGAAAGGGTGAGGTTTCCACCGCCTGTAAGGATTGCCGTGGGCGTGGTGTCGCCATTCACCGTGAAGAGTCGGTAAAACGTGGTATGCCTGTTATCAGAGACTGCCAGCGTTGTGGTGGTCGTGGCTATGAAAGACTACCATCAACGGAGGCATTTAATGCTATATGCGAGGTGACAAACCAGATAACACGCGCGTCATGGGAAAAACAGTTAAGAAATTCTATGATGCGCTGGTGA